CAATGAACTTGCTAAAATAAGGGGGATTAAAGTGTTCACGATACTAACGTTATCAAATAAATAGCGCCGCCAATAAACCCAATAATTAACATGGATAACCCCAATATAGCCATATTGTTCTGAATTTGCCGTTTGGCCTCGTCCTGTGCAAAGGCCGTCTTTTCCCGTTCAGCCCTGATCTCCCGACGCATGTCCAACATCTCGTCATACGTCCCCCAACCAAACCGCATGTTTATCATTGCCGCAATTTCTAATTCACGTTCCTTTAAAGTCTTTTGGTGAATTAATATTTGCAAAGCTTCTTCTTCGATAGACTGACCCTGCGTGGCTCGTTCAAAGAACGTAGGCGCTTTTCTTTGTGCCTGCGCCCTGTTTATATCAGCGCAAGCGCCATACCAACTGCCAAGCTGTTTAGATATACCTTCTAGCTCCTGAGTATGTCCGATAATTTTTTTAATACCCGTATAGGCGGCACTAGCAACGGCAAAGGCACTTACAGGGTCAATCATCTATCTCTCCAACATGCGGTCCATCTTTGCGTCTAACGCATCTAAACGCGTTATGACCCGATTCATGTCCGTAGTGTTGTCAGACTTGGTAACATACTCCTTCGCCATCTCTTCCCGAGTGCGGTTCAAGAGTATCTGAATACGATGTACCTCCCCTACATACGTCCTCAATAGCCAGCCAAAAACGCCCAGAACAGCGGTTAAACCACCGCTCCATAGCAACTCAGGCGGCATCCGTCAGACACACGCAATGTATTTGCCGCCGCGCTTCGCAGCGCCCATACCACGGGCAGTCTTAATCGACGTAGCCGTGGGAACACGTACCTCCGCAGTCTTGCCATACGGAATGCGGCCCTGATCTTTAATGTCCGCGTAAGGAACCGCCTTCGGAGTTGGGCCCGCAGGACCCCCGTTTACCTTTACTTTAGCCATATCATCTTCCTTGCTGTTTTAATAATTCACGGTCCATCGCGCTCTGAATGCGCTTGTCCGTCTGTTCGGACTGACTTGCAAGACGCTGCTGGAATTGCTGTCCACGCATCTGCTGATTGCTCTGGTCAAGCTGCAACTTAGCCTGATCCAACTGTGCGTCAGACTGCTCCGACTGTGCCTTAATTTCAAGCTCTTTCTCTTTTAACTGTACCAGAGGATCAGGACCCTCGCCAGAAAGCTGTCCAGAAAGCTCCTTAACCTGCTGCATACCCTGCGCAACCATTTGCGCAACAACCGCCTGATACTGGGCCTCATCCGCGCCCTGCATCTGCTGCATCTGCTGCATAGCCTGTTCTTCAGACTGTATCTTTATGTGTTCCAAAATGTGCTTCTGTAACATCATAGCAACTGGCGGTAACTGACCAACCATCGGACTAGCGCCAAATACCAAGTGAGCCATAATATGCGACTGATGATCCTGACCCTCAAAGGCCCGTAACTTCATCATGTCTAAAGCATTTATGTTTTCTTGCGCTGGGTCCAAGGGCCGCGGCTCCTCGTCAGGAACCTCCTTCATTATACGATCAACGTCCGTAATGCCCAAAGATTCATACATATCACGGTAAATCTCGTGCATGTTATGTAACTCAGGAGCCTGAGACGCTAACTGCATCTTAGTCTGTGACAAAGCAATCCGCTGCGCCTGACTAAATACATTCGGATTAGACACAGGTATAATGTCTACACGGTCGTCAAAATCACTAGCCATAATAGAAACGTCGTCGCCAGCAACAGAATACGGGTATTCCTGCGGTAAACTCTCCGACATTACACGAGCCAGAATCTTAAATTCCTGACGCATCGCATAATGCATCCGCTTGTGAACCGCGGACATGACCCGCGAACCCTGCTCCAACATCGCAATCGTTGTGCCAACAGCCGCGCCCTGATTACCGTCGCCAACCTTCATGTCAGTAATGGTCGCAAACCGCTGACCAGCCTCAACAACAAAACCTAACAAATTAAATAACGTCTGGTCAGGACCCTTAAACGGTAAAGGCATTAAACTGTCACGAATAGCACCCCCCGGTGCATCAACATCCCTAAACTCACCCGGCTGCAAGGGCTCGTCGTCGTCCCTGATTCGTAAACCGCGGGCCTTGAAACCAGCGGGAAGGTTCGACAATGTACCCGCGTCAATCAACTGCCGAAGGGCGCTGGTCGCTGTCCGCGATAAACCGCCAATGGTGTGGATCAAGCCCAAGCCGTAGAACCCAAATCCCGGCAAGAACTTAAAGTGCGTGAAATACGCAATCTTCTTCTTAACAGGATCGTCCTCAAGGAAGTTACGCCGAATAGACAATACCTCACTGTTGTCCTGAGAAATGGTCACAATGTACGGTATCTTAATGCCCGTAGGCTCCCCGTCACTGTCCATGTCCTCATAACCGTCAAGGTCTAAATCAACGTGGCACTCCAACAATGTACAGTCGTAATCAATCTGACCGGGCTCTACGCCGTCAATCCGGTTAATCTCGGAATCAACCTCACTAAGTTCGCCCTGCGCAGGAATAACATCAACGTCAATGTAAATACCAGCAAGCTGCTTCTTGCGTAGATCGTTTAAATCCATCCGCACAACCTGACTGATGTTCGGACAAGTGTCCAAATCAGACGTGTCATAAGGAACAACCAAGTTCTGCGCTGGAACAAACTTACTTACCGCACGGTCTAACGTCTCGTCAAAGTACGTTTTCTTAAAGGTGCTGCCCGCTAACGGTAAATAAAACAACATCTGATCCATGTCAGGCGTGTAATCTTCCATCACGTTCATAAGGTAGTAATTCATATACTGACGGACGCGCTTGGCCTGATCCTGCTTCTCACGGGTCTCTTTGCCCATAACGTGCGTTTTAACCGGACCGCTGGCTGGCAAAAGCTCGTTAAACGCTTGCGCCTGAAACTGCGTGGCCGCTTCCGCCAATAACGGATGAGTCACACCAGAGGCTCCACGAAACGGTTGTGTCCGCTCCTCGTAGTTAAACCCTAACAAATCCAGCCCGTCTGTGTAAGCGTCTTCCCATTCCTGACGACCAGACTTGTTGGAATCAAATGCGCCCAACAAATCACTGGCAATCCGGTTTAATTCACGTTCAGGCATCTCCTCCGCTAAGTTGCCGTAAAAATCATCGTCAACACCGCGCTGGTCCGTCGGATCAAAATCTACAACAACGCTGCCGTCGTCATCCTCAATAATCTCTATCTCAGGCCCGTCTTCGTCAATGGCAAACAAAGACATGTCCTGACCGGAATCAGGTATCTCTATCTCCAATTCCGCCAATAAATCAGCCTCGTCCAACTGACTCGGAATGTTCGTATCCATTAATCCGCCAATAGCCATTACCGTCTCCGTCAATAATATACCCGCACCCTAGCAGATGTTTCCTCTTCTTGCCAATCATCTGTTGGTAACTGAACAAAGTTACCCTGACGATAACGCATCAAAGCCTGTGTTGCACTGTCTACTAAATCGTCAAACTCGCCGTTGGGAAATGCCGCCATCTCCTCTATTAACTCATCCGCCCACACCTTGTCAGGCGCATATACCATGCCAGCCTCAAACAAGGGAGACACAGAATGTAAACGCGTTATCTTGTCATTACCACGGCTCGGTGTGAAATTCACTACCGGAATGCCAACCTGACGCATTTCCTGCGTCAAAGGAGTCCCACTAGCTTTCGCCTCAACTATAACGGTATCAGGCTCCCAAAACTTGTATTCCTCAAACGCAACGCGCTTTAATTCAGGAAAATCCCAGCGACCCTTCTTACTGTCTAACAAAATTAACGCAGGGGACCCACCATCTTCCTCGGGATAAAACACACCCCATGTCGTAATAGCACTGTAATCAGCACTCTCCCGCTTACTAAACGCCGTGTCATAGCTCTGTATCACATACTGCAAGTTAGGGACCCGCTCACTTTCCCAACGCTTCCACCATTCCCGCGGCACAATCGCATTCTCCTCGCCAGTAGGATTCTGCTGATACTGCGCATTCCACTTCATAGGTGGAATAGATGCCTTGACCGCGGTTAAATCACCAAGCGACCAATACTCCGGCCAACAAGGCTTACCATCCTCAAATATCGCAGGTAACTCAACAATCTCCCACTGATCCGCCAAAGGGTCCTTAGCCATCGCACGTACCAACTGACCCGTCATGTCCTTCTCAGACCAACGCGTCTGTACCAAAACTATGCTGCCACCCGGCTGTAATCGCTGCCGGGGACCCCCAGTATACCAATCCCACGCATCCGCAAAACCATTCGCACTCATAGCCGTCTGCTCCGAATGAGGGTCGTCAATGATGATTAAATCACCGCCACGACCCGCTAAATTCGAACCAACACCAACAGCGTAATACATACCACCAGCACTCGTGTCCCACCGTCCGCTGGCCTTGGAATCAGCCGCTAACTTTACGTCAGGAAA